GAAGTAATGCCAGCGGGAAGGCCGAGCGACTACAAAGAAGAGTTTTGCCAAACCGTTGTCGAGTGCGGAAAGCAAGGAATGTCCCTTGTCGAAATTGCGTGTGAATTGGGCGTTGTTCGCTCAACTCTCCAGCTTTGGGAAGCAAACATCCCTGAATTTTCGGTCGCCATGGCAAAAGCCCGCGAACTTTCGCAAGCATGGTGGGAAAAAACTGGTCGCGTCGGAATGATCGAGGAGCCTGGAGGCGTCAAGTTGAACGCTTCGATCTACTCCCGCTCCATGGCTGCACGGTTCCCTGCTGATTGGCGCGAGAACTCGAAGCTTGAGCACACCGGCAAGGACGGCGGGCCGATTGAAACCGAAACCGTTATCCGGATCGTGCGACCCCCGGCAAAGGATGCCTGAATTCTCTTTCCCTGAGAAGATGGCCCCGCTCCTTCCTAACGAGAATGGAGAGTGGCCGTATTTCCAATACGTCTTCGCACCAGGTGGGCGCGGTGGTGGCCGAACCAGGGGCTTTGCTTCGCTTCTGATCCTGAAAATGCGGATGCGCCCTTTGCGGTGGCTGTGCGCCCGCGAAATCCAGAACTCCATCCGCGATTCTTCGCACCTTGTCCTCCGCGACGAGATCGAGCGACAAGGGCTAGGCGAGGGAGGAACAAAAGAGTTTATTGTTACAGAGCAGGAAATCCGCCACAAAAACGGCGGATTTATAATGTTTCGCGGGCTTTCAAAAAATCTTGACTCCCTTAAATCAATCGAAGGTTTGAACGGCGTAATGATTGAGGAAGCCGCTTCGGTTTCTGCGGTATCTTTGGAAAAGTTAATTCCTACAGTTATCCGCAACTCTGGAACTGAGCTTTGGTTTCTGTACAACCGCGAAAACGAAGACGATCCAGTTTATTTGTTAGAAAAGAATCCGCCTCCAAAGTCAATTGTTATCGAGATGAGCCTAGACGATAATCCGTGGGCTACTCAAGATATGAGAGACAAGAGGGATATGGATTACATAAATGATCCTGACCGCGCATCGTGGATTTGGGGCGGGAAGTGCCTTAAGAACAGCAGCGCACAGATCATGCGCGGGAAATGGAGGATCGAAGCGTTCGAGCCCGTCCCCGGCTCATGGGATGGCCCTTACTTCGGTATGGACTTCGGTTTCTCTCAGGATCCAATCCATGCGGTCGAGGTCTGGCTACATGCAAACAAGGTCTTTGTTCGCCGGGAATCCGTTGGCGTTGAGGTTGACATCGACCGATACCCCGAAGCCCTGATGAAGCTTCCGGGGTCTGAGAAGCGGGAACTTCGGTGCGACTGCTCGCGGCCTGAGTCGATTTCCTATCTCCAGAGGCACGGCTTCCCGAAGGCTCTAGCGGCCCGCAAATGGCCCGGCAGCGTGGAGGATGGGATAGCATGGCTTCGGAGCCACGACGCGATTGTGGTGCATCCAGATTGCCCGGAGTTCGCGGAGGAATGCCGCCTCTACTCCTACAAGGTGGACAAGCACACAGGCGAGGTGCTGACGGATATCGTGGACAAAAACAACCACGGCATGGACGCGCTGCGGTACGCGGTGGAGCCGATGATTTTTGGCCGCAACCAGAAACCGCTCCCCGAAGGATTCACCGTCCCTCGCCGCTGGTAATGTGGATAGAGCGTAGATTCAAGTGTGAATAGACGTTGATACACGTTGCGTTTGTCAACAATGATTCTTAATTTGTGGATATGGCCAACTCCGAACACCGCCGCATCCTGGACCAGATCGACAACGACCTGAAGGCATGGGGCAAGCGGCGAAAGGCGTTCGCTTCCGACTCGAAGTTTGCTGTCATTGGCGGGAAAGAGCAGTGGGAGCCTTCTGAGTGGGCGCGGCGCGAGAAGCTGAAGCTCCCGCGCATCACCTACAACATCTGCATGCCTGTAGTCCGTCGAGTTGCGAACGCCATCGCCTCGAAGGCTTACTCGGTCGAAATCGTCCCCGCTGGTACCGGGGCGCTTGCGGAGATGGCGGAGCTTCGCGCCTCCATGATTCGCGCCATTAGGCAGACCAGTGGAGCCCAGGCGGCGCAGGCGACAGCGATTCAGAACCAGGTGGTCGGCGGCTTCGGAGCGTGGCGCATCGTCCTTGAAGACGACAATGGATCCCCCAGGATCATCCATGAGCGCATCCCAAACCCGTTGACCGTGGTTCCCGATCCCGACGCGAAGGCTATTTCGTTCCGCGACATGCGGCGATGCACGGTCTACGCAGACCTCCCGAAGGCCATCTATGAGGCGCGGTACCCGAAGGGGAAGGCCGTCTCGGTCGGGGAAAGCGAAATCCGCGAAGGATGGACAGAGACGGACACCGTCAGAGTCGCGGAGTTCTGGGAGATCAAGGACGACAAGAAGGTTTACCAGACGATTCTAGACGGCGCCGGGATCCTGAGTGAGACGGAGCATCAGCATTTCCGGAAGATCCCCGTGTTTTTCCTGGCAGGCGAGGAATACGATGTCGAGGGCGAGAAGATTCTCTCCGGCGTGATTCGGTACGCCAAGGAGCCGCAGCAGTTCAAGAATTTCTGGAAGTCGGAGGAGTACGAATACCTATCCGGCATGAAGCAGCCGCCAGCGCTCATGACGCCCGAAATGGTGAGCGATCCGCTGGTAGCCGCAACGTGGGGGCCTGGCTCCGAAGCTGGAGCGTACAGGCTCTACCAGCTCGGCCCAAACGGGGAGAAGCCGTTGTGCCCCGCCGCCCCGCAGATCCCGACCGGCTACGCCAACGCATCGGCAGAGGCTACCGAGGAGTTCCGGCAGGCCACGGGGATTTACAGCGTCCACCTGGGAGCCCCGTCGAGCCAGTCCGGAAAGGCGCTTCTCGTCCAAGAGGAGCAAGCCGACGTCTCGACGTGGATCTACGAGCACCACTTGAAGGAGCTGATCGAGTACGAAGGAGAGGTGCTCCTCGATCTCCTCCCGCTGTTCTCGACGGAATCCGTCATAGCTCTCGCTGCGGAAGATGGTTCCCTTGAGTCAAAGGAGATTGAGGCTATCCAGGGGCTCCGCGAAGACCTAAAGGGGCTCAACGGCGGAACCTACGGAGTTCGCGTCACGGTTGGCCCAAACTGGACATCCAAGAGCGAGAAGTTCGCCTCCCGCATCTCCGAGATGGGTACGAAAAACCCGCTGATTGCGCAGATCGCCGCGCCCGAGTTGATCCTCGCTCTCGACATCCCCGGCAAAGAAAAGCTTGCGAAGGACGTTCGCGCCTATCTTGAAGGGCAAGGGCTCCGAAAGCCAGATGTTGACGAGAAGGAAGCTCAGTCGAAGATCCCGCAGATTCTCGAAGCGCTCCAGAAGCTCCAGCAGGAACTGGAGCGCACGACGCAAGAGCGCGATGCCATCGCGCAGGAGTTGCAGTCCGCGCAGCAGGGGGAGCAATCCGCCATCGCAAAGGCTCAACTCGACGCGCAGGCCACAATCGAGAAGGCGCAGATCGACGCAGCCGCACGAATCGAGGCGGCGCGAATCGCGGCAGAAGCCGATAAGGAAATTGCCCTCATCCGGGAGCACGGCGCAAACGTGCGAAAGGATGCCGAACTCACGAGCGCAGCGGAAACGGTCCCCGCTGTCGTCGTACCTGTTGGACCGGAGACTATCGCCTTGGAGGGCGTAATATGAGCACCGAGACAGAAGCAACAGAGGTTGTCGAACAATCGCCAAGCGCACAGGCCGCACAGTCAGAACAGGCAGGCGCGGAACAGCAGGGCGGCGAGCAGACGACAACCGAGACGAGCGGAGAACAGGAAGGCCGCAAGCCGGAGCGCAAGATCCCCGACATGGTGCCCTACAAGCGCCTTTCGGAGGTTGTGGCGCGTCGCAACGCAGCCGAACAGCGAGCTGCCGAACTGGAGCGCAGGATCGCGGAGCTGACCGGGCAGGGCGGAAACGCTCCGACCGACGACTTCCCCGACCCGCAGAAGTTCGATAGCCTCGACAACTACAAGAAGGCTGTTCGCGAGTATCACGAACGCAACTTGGATGAACGTCTCCGCGAGACCACGCAGCAGAGCCATGCAAGGATGCAGGATGTCGCTGCCGTCCAGAGTTTCAATGCTCGGATGGCCGAAACCATGAAGACGAACCCTCAGATCGTGGAAGCGGTCGAGATGTTCAAGCAGATGGAAGGCGACTTCGATCCGTCGGTTTTCCGATCCATTGTGGCCGACCCTCACGGGCCGGCCATCGTGTGGGAACTGGCGACAAATCCCGAACTTGCTGAAAGACTCAGCCGCGCCACCCCGTTCCAGGCGGGTAGAATCCTGGCGTCCATCGGTGCGAGTGCTCCAATCCAACAGAAACCGCAGATCCAGACGACTCAAACCGTCTCTGGCGCTGCTCGTACAAACAAATCGCCTAGCGACATGACCGACGCGGAGTATTACGCGGCGGAACTCGCGAAGCTCAAGAAGAGGTAAACAACCATGGCCGTTTCCACCGTCGCAAACGTCTCCCCCCAGCAGGTTGCCCGCGATTCCGCGCTCCTGCTCTCCAACAAGCTGCGCGTTCTCAAGAGCGGAATTCCCGACCACTCCTCGAAGTTCAAGGCGGGTCAG